GGTCTGGCGAACGTAGGTGGCCTGGTCGTCCGGCACGGTCCCCAGCTCGCCGATGAACGAAGCGCCACCGAACGAGGTGATCTGCTGGTAGGTATGCACGAGGCCGTTGGCCGGCTCCTTGGGCATCCTGTCCCAGGCAGGCATCTCGCGGACGAAGAGTTCGTACAGGACCGGCTCGAGGTCCTGCCGGATGAGGGCAGCACCACCGCTCGTGTCGAGCAACTTCTGAATCTCGGGGTCGATCCCCGAGGTCGCTAGGTTTCCATATGCGGCGGCCCGAGCCTGTCCACCGGCCATGAGCCAGGCTTCGTAGGGGATCCCGGATCCGCGCTTGGCTGCCTGCAACGCGAACATCGCGTGCAGTTCTGGCAAGCTCTTCTTCGACAACATCTCGCGCATCGCGAACATGTCCGAAGGGGACATGATCGACCGCGATGGAGAGGCCTGCATGGCCCCGTCCTCGACTCCCTGCGTCACCGCAGGGGCCACGAGTGGTGTCGGAGTGCTCGCCTGCGCTCCAATCAGTTCCTTGAGTTCGTCAAGGGACCGCTGGAGCGCTTCGAGTGTCACTGACATCTCACTTCTCCAACATCTTCATGAACTCGGTCCCATAGACGGACACGAGATGCGAGATCTTGGATCCCTGCTCTCGGATGGCCGTCTTGCGACCGAGGGGCATATCGCCCACGGCCTCGATGACCTGTGCGGTGTCGGCAAGGATCCTGCCGGTCCGCTCGATCACCTCGTCTCGCTCCCGTTCGGCTTCCGCCTGCGCGGTCAGTGCGGCATCTCGCTCGGCCCGGGCCTTCGTGACCTGCGCGACCAGCGCAAGTCCGATGTCCACAGCCGACTGGAGGTGGGTCGCGGTGACCTCTCCGTCGACCTGGTCGAGCGACTCCAGCACGATGGCGGCGGTGTCGCTTTCAAGGGGGGCGACTTCCGAGGGGTCAGCCTGGAGGCTTTCCTCGGGGCCGGGGTCGCTGGAGACAGCTTCCGGCTCTGAGTCGTCTTGGATGGATGTGTCCGGCTGGTCCGGACTCGTCTGCTTATGGTAGCCATCATCACAGCCACCAGCGTTGCGGCCCTTGCCGCATGTCGGGCAAGCCTCGAGCAACTCGGGCTCGATGTCCCGATCATCGGCAGGAGGCGCCCCTTCGACCTCTTCGGGTGTCAACGTGAAGACTACGGTCCCGGTCCCGTTCGTAGATAGAGGGAGCGGATCGCTCGGGGTCAACGATTCGAGGGCTTTCGCAATCCATGATCTCGGATTGGCCGGGATACCCACCATCGAGGTCTCGAGGAGATTGATGTGCTTGATTGTCTTGGCGCCGGTCTTGCGATCCTCTTCATACCCACCAGGTGGGATGTTGGCGCCGATGGAGAGACCGATCTTGGCCTTCTTCTTCTGGATGCCGCGCCATGCCTCGACGGCCCGAGGGTTCTCGTCGTTAATCTCGATCTCGATGTCGAGATCCCACACGGCGTTGCCCTCAGCGTCCTCGCCACGCTTGGCGATCTTGCCAGACGATGAGTAGCCAGCGACGTCTTCTGGCACCTTGTAGGAGTGGTTCAGGAAGATGGCCAGACCGCCGGTCGCGATCTGCTTCTCCATGTCCTTCAGGGCAGACCGCTCGATGTGATCGCCATGGAGGTCTTCGACGGAAGAGGAGGCGACGCCTGAGAGCGTCATCGGCTCTCCGTCACCACCGCCAGCCTTCAGGATGCCGGTGAAGATATCGAACCTAGCCGACGGGATCGCCTGCGTGGTCATGATGTCGTCCATGGTCTTGCTTCCCTCACATCGTTGCGCTGCCGCATGACCTGAGGCCATGGCGCGTCCTTCATCGCCCGTCTTCTCGTGGGTGCTGTTGAAGGCGTGCATGAAGGCACGCTGACATCTGCTCGAGTAACGGTCACGTACCGACTTCGGCAGTCCCTGTGTCGAGCTGTACGGCATCCTGCCCTCCTGAGCCCACGGTCGCGAGAGCCCGCAGGTAGTGGTCGAAGCGCTCGGCTGCGACGTCCCAGCGGAAGTTCTCCCGCACGTGCTTCAACCCGGCTTCGCCGAGTGACCTTCTGGCCCCTGCGCTCTCATAGAGATACTCGAGCGCCTCAGTGAAAGCCTCGACGTCAGAGAGCCAGACATCCTCACCTGATGGGACGGTGATGAGACGTTGTGGTTCGATGAGCTTGCCGCCGGGCCCGACGACCTCGGTGATGGCGCTGACATCCTGTGCGATGACCGGCACTCCGACCGCGAGACTCTCTGCCAACGTCAATCCGAAACCCTCGCCTCGACTGGTCGAGATGAATAGGTCGGCTGCGTTGTACAAGCAGTTCAAATCCTCTTGCGCCCAACCCTCCCAGGAGTTGCTTAGCCCTGGCAAGAAGAACCGCTTGTGGTCGATATCCGGCACCTTGCGGATGAGTTTCTCGATGGGTACGCCGCTGGTCTGCTGCTTGCTTTGTGTATGGAAGTGGACCTGTACGTTCGAGTGCCGACGCATGAACGGAATCAGCGCCTGGAACGTCGCTCCGAAATCCTTCCGTCCGCTGTTCTTGTCGACCCGCAGGACAAGGAAGCCCTTGCGGTCGAACCCGAACATCTCCTTGCAGTCCTTCTTCGTCTTGCAGGTGATGCCCGTCGACGTCGTGATGGGCTTCTCGCTGACCGGCCAGAACTGGTCGGTGTCGACCCCGTGATAGACCATCTTCGAGCCCGGATACTGCGACTGTCCGAACTTGCTCATGGTCACGACGTTGGTGACCGTCAGGAGCCTCTGCCACTCGGCCGGCAGGTTGTAGCCATCACACGGCAGATACGTGAGGATGGGTCGGAGTTGGAGCAACATGCGCGCCCGGTCGTACTGATTCTCATAGAGCATGTCGAGGAGGGTGTCGGGGTCATGGAACTCGACCACCACCTCAGGCGCCACTCGTCCGAGCATCTCGACGACCCTCGAATAGCCGAACGTGTCGTGCCCCAGGAAGCGGGTCGGTCGATAGAGCTTGAGAGGCGTCGCTTGTGATGGATCAAGGAGCGATGGCCAATAGTCACCTTCATGGTTGACGGCAAGTACGGTGATGTCATGCCCATAGTCGCGCACGAGGCGCTCAGCGAGAGAGTGGGTGACACGCCCGAAGCCCGTGTGGCAGCCAGCATCACCATGCCAGAGGATCTTGGCCATGAGCCCTCCCGAAAGGATGAGGCGTGATGTCGACTACTGACGGTCGACGACGATGTCCTTCGCAGCGGTGGTGACGACCCTGCCGCCCGGATAGGTGACTTCCCAGCGACCCTTGTAGGAGCCCTTCAGGTTGAGATCGTTCACTGACCACTGGTAGCGCACGGTCCCGGATGTCGCGTTGATGATGGTGGCGGATCCGTTGACTCGATACGACTTGTCGTTGTCCTTGCGCATCTGGAAGCGGACCGTCGCCCCAGTCAACGTTTCAACGTCGGTGGCATCACCGAGAGCATGGATGGTGCCTGTGAGGTCCGGGCCGGTGTCACCCGTGATGAACGAGCCCATGTAACCGCTCCTTGTCCAGTCTAGGAACCGCGTCGAGTCGGCCCAGTCTAGGAACCGCGTCGTATCCGCCCAATCGAGATACCGGGTCGTGTCTATCCAATCGAGATGGTCCGGCAGGAGCGGTGAGATCGAGGCATCGATCGAGAACGACCCGGTCTCTTGGGTCGCCAAGATGGCGTCTGCACTGAACCCGACCGTTCGGGTTGCACCGATCACCGCATCTACGGCGAAGGCTGCGACACCTGTCTTCGCGATGAACGCGTCCACTGTGAACGCATCGCCAGCGGTCGCTTCGATGACCGCGTTGAGCGTTACGGTAGCAGAACTCGTGCTGAGAAGTACAGCATCTGTGCTGAACGAGTCAACGATCGTGCGGACGATGTAGGCATCGACCGCGAACGAGGCGGTCTGTTGCCCTGCCATGACAGCGTCGGCTGAGAGTGATGCATCTCTCGTCGTGAGCAAGATAGCATCGACCGATAGCGCACCGAACACGACAGCACGGATGATCGCGTCCGTCGTGAACGAGCCAGCACGCGGGACACTCGCGAGAGCATCGATCGTGAAGGAACCCGTCCTGCCGGCCGCGATGACCGCATCGATAGTGAACGCCCCGACACCTGCTCCTTCGATCCAAGCGTTGACACTGAACGACGCGGACGACGACCGTCTGACGATCGCGTCGATGACGAAGGAGTCGGTGATGGTCGGCAGAAGAAGCCATGCATCGATCGTGAACGAAGCCGTGTTCGTCTCGAAGAGGACGGCGTCTGCGGTGAACGAAGCCGTCGCGCTCTTGGCGATGACAGCGTCGATGGTGATGACGCTGACCGCTGTCCGCTCGACGATGGCATCTACATCGAAGGTATCGGCCTGCCCCTTCGATATGATCGCATCGACCAGGAACCCATCTGGGGTCGTCTTCGATATGACGGCATCGATGGAGAACGCCCCGACACCCTCTCCCTCGATGAAGGCATCGACCGTGAACGCCCCGACCTGCGTCTTGCGAACGATGGCATCAGTCGTGAACGAAGCCGTCCGGGTCGCAAGAAGGTAGGCATCGACGCTGAACGACGCTGCTTGAACTGCATGCAGGTCCGCGTCGATGAGGAAGGACCCGGTTTGGGTCCTCGCGAGGATGGCGTCCGTGCCGAACGACGCCGTGGTCGTCGCAGAGATGACCGCATCGATGGAGAACGACCCGCTGCGCGTGGCCAGCAGGATCGCATCGATGGTCGCCGAGTCAGTCCCCGCAGCACGGATGACCGCATCGATGGAGAGGCTGGCTGAAGATGTGCGCTGCAGCCACGCATCGACCGTGAGAGTCGCAAGGGCCGTCCTCGTGACGATCGCATCGATGCTGGCTGATGCCGCCCTGGTCGCGGCGATGATCGCGTCGATCGTGAAGGCCGCGATCCCGGTCCCCTCGACCCAAGCATCGATACTGAACGAGCCTGCCTGTGCCCTCAGGACGATGGCATCGGCGGCGAACGAGTCTGTGCGCGTCGCAAGGATGTAGGCATCGATGGAGAAAGACCCAGCCTGTGTCCTGCGCACGACTGCATCGACCGTCGCAGAGCCTGTCCTAGCCGCCAGGATGGTCGCGTCGACGCTGAACGCGGCGACGTTCACTCCCTCGATGAAAGCGTCGACCGTGAACGCACCACCGATAGTGGCTCGGGCGATCGCATCGACCGTCAGCGATCCTTGCCGAACAGCCAGGAGATAGGCGTCGACGGTGAGCGACCCTGCTCGCGAAGCCATGGCTACCGCGTCGATCAAGAAGGACGCTGACTGGACCTTCTTGACGATCGCATCTAGCGTGAAGCTCGATGTGACCGTCCGCTTCAGGCATGCATCAGCCGTGAACGCCCCGACTTGTGTCTTGCGCAAGACAGCATCGACGACCGTCGAGTCAGACCTCGTCGTCAGGATGATGGCGTCGACAGCGAAGCCCTCGACGTTGATGCCCGCGACCCAGGCATCGATCGTGAACGAACCAGCGATGGTTCTTCGGATGACCGCATCTGCAGTGAGAGAGCCAGGGATCGTCGCGATGATCACGGCATCGACCGTGAACCCGGCGGCCTCCACCACGACATCCCCAAGAGTCGTGTCGCCGAGCGTGATCTCACCCAACGCTGAGGTACGCGCTTGCACATCGCTAAAGACCCAGGTCCTCTTGCAGATGGCGTCGACAGAGAAGGACCCGACACTTGTCTTCTGCAGCGAAGCATCGACAGTGAGGGAACCAGACCGCGTCAGCGACAACCAGGCATCGATGGTGAGTGAGGCTGCCTGGGTCTTGCGAGCGACAGCATCGACCAGCAGTGACGCGATGGCGGTCTTTTCGATGACCGCGTCCGCGCTGAACGAGGCGATCCTCAGCGCACTTATGAACGCATCGACAGTGAAGGACGCAGTCTGTGTCTTCCTGAAGACGGCATCGCCAGAGAGGGACCCAGTCTGAGTCCCCTTGATGATGGCGTCGGTGCCAAGCGATACCGACTGCGTCCTCTTGGTGATGGCATCGATCAAGAACGAGGTAGAGCTAGTCTTCTTGATGATCGCGTCGACCGTGAACGAACTCGCCTGGGTCTTTTTCAGGACCGCAGCCGACGTGAACGATGTCGGTGCCGCTCTCTTGATGACAGCATCCGAGAGGAACGACCCAGACCGCGCTCGCTTAATCGCAGCGTCCGCCGTGAGGGTCTTGGTGCCGCTACCAGCCTTGAGTACAGCGTTGACTGTGAACGACAAAGACCTGGTCTTCTTGATGACGGCGTTCGCAGTGAGAGAACCGGGGACGGTGGTGCCGCCCGCCGTCGTGCCGATGAGCGCGAAGCCCACGACGCCCCAGGCATCGGAGTCGGTGATCGAGCCCGTACCGCCGTCGATGGTGCCCGCAGCCGAGGCGCTCCCCACGGCGACCAGCATCGGATTGGTGGTCCCGATGGCGGACCAACTGCCGCTGGTATAGACATAGGGTCCCGCCTCGGCCCCGATGGCGCCCCGCGAACAGCGGAAGTAGTTCGACGCGTCCAGCGAACCCGTCCGCCGCAGGACGACCCAATAGGGGGTGCCGCCGGTCAGCGATGCCGAGAGAGCGACGCTGAACAGGGTGATGCTGGTCGATATGGAGGCGTTGGGGATCGTGGCCGAGCCAAGGACGGTCCCCGAGGGCACGCCGCTGCTATCGGACTGGATCTCGACCACCACGTCATCAGCAGGAGAGCCGAACTTCTGTAGATAGACGAAGCCCCTAGCGACGGTCACGGCCCCGGACGGCGTGAAGGGCTGGGCCAGGCGCTCCGATGCCGTGGTCCCGAAGAGCTCCTCATCCTGTGACAGCCCTAGGAGCTCGAAGGCGTCACATAGATAGGACGCCTGCAGGTAGATAGCACCATCAGTGCCGGAACTCTCGGCATAGCCACCGAGCTGGTGCCACCATCGCCCGCCGGACTGACCCGTGAAGCGGGCCGCTGCGTTATCGTCGTTGATGGCCAAGAAATTGAGGACGAGCCGATCCGCCCCAAGTGTCTGGACGCTGGCATCGGCGGCCGTAGCACTCGTGCCCTTGCTGTTGACCGTGGCGCCCGCCGTGGCGTTCTCGATGACGGTCTCGATCGTCGTGCCGGTCGAGACATCGGTGAACTCGTAGAAGCGCCAATACAGGTCTTCCGAGGTGCTGTTGCCGCCCGTGAACGTCGGGGCGCTGGTGGAGAGCGAGCGGCCGATCCAAAGATGCTGGATGGCCTCGTTGCTGTCACCCACATCGAAGGCGCCGATGTAGGTCCAGGCGTTATCCGTGCCAGCGAGGTTCTCGATGTTGGTGGCGCTGGTGAAGGTGACCGCGCCATCCGTCGTGCCATCCTGGAGGACTTGCAGGATGACGATGCGGCCCGCCGCACCGGGGGCGTGACAGGTAGCGGTCCACGCACCACCGGCATCAGTGGCGCCACTACTTCTGTCTAGGTAGACCGGCGCAGCCATCAGCCGTAGTCGATGTCAGAGTCCCAGACGAGATCGCCCGAGCTGATGGTCTCGTTGCTGGACGTGTAGACGCGGATATGCTGGCCGGCATCCCATGTAGCCCGCGCCTCGGCGTAGGCCTCGGCGCGCTCGACCTGCGAATCGGTCAGGCTGGCGATGGGGATGTCACGGATGCGCCGCTCCGTCCCGTTGGAGCGGACCTGCACGATACGGACGAACTCGGCCATCAGTCAGCCATGTGCCAGTCGTGGTGCGTTGGACACATGAAGACCCGGAGGGCCGCTTCATGGGCGACTCTCCGGGTCTTCCGTCCAAAAGGTGTCTTCTTCACGGGGTGGGATCCCCTATGATCTACCCCGTGGGATCGGGGCTTCAGGGCGCTTAGAGCTGACCCTTCACCATATCGCTGCCTAGCTGGTAGACGTCTTCTCCGCCACAGGTCATACCGTTGGGCATGACCCAGAGCCGCTGCACCTGTCCACCAGGTAGCTTCTTGCCGATACCATAGCAGACCACTTCCTGGCTCTCCTCGTCGCTGAACGACATGACGCCCACATGCTTGGCCACGTAGTACGGCTGGTCACCATCATCGACGGTCTGGATGAGTACCGGAACCAGGACGCCCTCTGCGTTCGAGCGCTCTTTGCTGCAAAGCATCCAGATGCCAGGCACACGCATGAGGCCCTGATGCTTCGCGATCCAGCCCCTCTCGTTGAGGTCGATGACCGTCGACGCTGCTGAGCGCTGACCATCTGACATGGCATACGTCCGGATGACAAGGAAGAAGGGATTGGGCCCCTGCCACTCATAGTCAGCCATGATGAAGGCGAAGGGCCATATCACAGGCCATCCAGCCCCTCCCGCCGTCTGGCCTCCTCTTGGGACAGGGTATGGAGCCCGACGGCATCGTTCATCTCCCGGACAGCGGTCTGCACCTCTTCGGGACGTCTGGCCACTTGATCGTAGAAGTCAGAGATACCGAGGACCTTCTGGCCGATATGCCCGATCTGGATACGCGTATCGACGAAGATGCGAACACCTGCCCTGCGTGCGTTCAGGCAGAAACGGAGGTCCTCCCCCATCGTGCCGGTCCACTCGTAGAACGGCCACGGATGCAGACCAGCACGGATCATCAGTGAGGGGAAAGGACCGCCCATGATGGCCGAGAAGACATCTGGCTCGATGAGATAGAACGCCGCGCCGGTCGCGTCCACCTCCACGTAATCCATGCCCTGCCAGTCTTCGATGAAGTTGAAGGGTCCCTCTGCCATGTCACGGGCCCGGAAGAGGGTCGGCTGATAGGGCGGATAGCGGCGGACACAGAGCCCGCCCACGATGATGGGCTCGCTGATCTGCGCCTTCAGCTCGTGGTACGAGGCCACAAGACTACCGACCGCCTCAGCCTCGAAGACCATGTCGTCATCGATGAAGAGCAGCCACTCGCCATCCATCATGCGGACAGCTTCGTTGCGCTGCAACGGCAACTGCGAGCCCTGGATGTAGATCCGGTTGACAGGCTTACCGGCGGCCCAGCGGTAGTCCGTCTTCATGTGTGAGACGTGGGTCTCGGCTGCGATGCGATCACGGAACGGTGTAGCGATCGTCCCGATGGGGTCCTGGTAGATCTCTTTGAAGATGGTGAGGTCGCTCATCTCCCTCTTCCTCGCCGGGGCATGCCCCTGAGCGTTTATGCGACGGTGACAGCCAAGTTCGCGACCGAAGCGTCGTCCGATACCTGACGCAGATGTAGCGTCCAGCTACCAGCGGCAGGGATGATCAGGCCTTCCCACTCATAGTCACCCGAGAAGACGGGGCTGGTCAGCGTGTCCTCTCCGGAGGCCTCGGCGGTCATGTAATACCTGATCTCAGCGTCCGTCGTCTCGTCGACCGAGTCGACGTCGTTCGCCAAGATGTGGAGCACGGTGACCTTCGCCGTGACATCGCCGGTCGTCCGGCGTGAGATCGTTGCCATCTCTCACTCCTTCCAAGACTGGCTGGCCAGCCTGGTGATATCCAGGGTCCAGTCACGAGGACTGCTGCCCTGGTCGAAAGGCGTCTTGTAGGTCTCTTGGCCTACCGGTCCGCCCCACTTCTCGACATAGTACCGGGCGTTCAGGGGGAACGTTCGTGCGTTCTCAGCTTTGTACCTATCGGAACGCAAGAGCGTCGAGCTCATCACATGCGTCCCAGCCATGTCGAGTTGGTAGATCGTGGAGCCCAGCAGCCCACAACGATAGTGGTAGTCGTTGTCCTCGAAGTAGCCAGGCACGAAGTTCTCGTCGAACCAGCCGACGGTCTTGATCGTCGAAGCCCTGATGCCGAAGAGATGCATACCCTGGAAGGCCACGAGCCCGTAGCCAGCGATATTCTCCTCGAGTCGCTCGAGATCGCCTTCACCGAGGATGAGATCGCTATTCGCGATGGCCCACCATGGTGCATCGGAGTGGAGTTTGATGAGGAGGTTCCATGAAGCTGAGACACCGAGGTTGCGATGGCCACGCGTGACGAGCAGTCGTGGCTTCATGCGCACGCCCATGGGCAATACGAGCGGATCCTTCGTCGGGCTGTTGTCGATGATGTGGATGAAGCCATATTGGTCTTGAGAGATCGACTCGAGGCACTCGAATAGCAGGTCCGGGTTCGATAGGTAGGGGATGCCGATGACTGGGATCACTTGACTCTACCGAGGAGCCATCGCAATACCAAGAAGCCCATGAGGACGACGAGTATCCCGATGATGATGGCCTCGAGCGGCTGGCCCTCGCACTCGATCTGATCACACAACTCACCGAAGATGAACCATGACGCGATCATGCCGATCCGCCCTCTGGATTCGGATAGTAGTGATGGACCACCTGCTCGACGAAGAAGAACCTCACGCCGCCAGCGATCATCCGCGTCCAGAGGTCGCCATCCTCTGGCATCCCTCGCTGCAAGCACTCCAGATCATATCGATAGCCAAGCGAACGCTTCCAGATAGCGGCTCCATCACAGAAGGCCCCGAAGCCAGGTGGCCAGCGACCGTAGTGCTGGATGCGCCCGCCGCTCTTGAACGCGATGGACTTGCCATAGGCGAAGTCGACATCGTTCCACTCAAGACCCCTGACGAGCACCTCGACATGATCCGGCGTGAACTCATCGTCATCATCGAGTCCGCCGACGTAGTCCCCGGTAGCATGATCGTGGCCCCAGTTCCGAGCCTCGAGCCCGATGACACCCCAACGCACATGCGGGTCATCAGGGAGCGGCTGCTTAGGGAGGTTCCAGTAGTGGACCCTGGCGTCGTCTTCCGCGATGGCAAGCACGCCCTCCGTCGTCTCGTCATCGGTCCCGTCACCAACGACGAGGACCTCGAGCTCATGCTGTGTCTTCTGACGAAGGACAGAAGGAAGAGCGCGCTCAAGCAGTAGCCTGGGACGATGGTGCGTCGGGATGATGATGCTGACCCTAGCCACGCAGCATCCTCGCCAGTCCCTCCTCGAGAGATATCTTCGGCTCGTAGTACGTCTTCATCAGCGTCGGGTCGCAATAACGTTGCATGACCCCGAACGGCTTGTCGGCAAGATTGACTATCTTGGGCTCGTAATCGACGATCGATGCCACCCGTAAGGCAAGTTCGTTGAAACTGACAGGCTCTCCGCACCCGATGTTCATGGCTACATAGCCGTCGATGCCGTTCTTGACCCGAGCGATGGTGGCCCCCACGACATCGTCGACATGGATGAAGTCACGTGTCTGTGTCCCCGGGCCCCAGACTATGAGTGGGTCCTCGCGCGCGCGCGCGCGAGCGACTATGGAAGGCACCGGATACTCAGGCGACTGGTCCTCACCATACCCGCTGAACGGACGGATACAGAGCGTCCTCACGCCATACTTCGCGGCCTTCCAGGCGAGATATTCGCCAACGACCTTCGTGAAGCCATACATCTCATCAGCGCCAACCCAGAACTGTCCGTTCTTGGGGCTGAAGTCGGCTTCTTGGAGCGGCGCAGTACCCGCATCCTTCTGAAGAGACGTCGGGTAGACCGCTGACGAACTGGGGTAGACGATGACCCTCGGCTTGGCCTTAGCGGCCCAACGGAAGAGAGCCGCATCCAATCTTAGGGAGTCAGCGTTGAAAAGCGGGTCGCCCTCGATCTTCTCCCTGCCTCCGACGGGCGCTGCGAAGTGATAGACGATGTCATACCTCGGATGACCTGATCGCCCGAGAAAAGAGGCAGCATCATCCACCTGCAAACCAGGGCCATGGTCCCATCTGGCATATGGGCTGGACATGTCGTCCACCGCAGTCACACGATGGTCAAGATAGAGATGATGCTTGGCGAAGTGTCGCCCGAGAAATCCGGCGCCCCCGAGTACCAAGATGTTCATAGCCCACCCTGCATGGCCCGTCTTCCAAACCTAGCCGTAGCTGCCCCGCGAGCGGCTCCAGAGTCATGACGACCATGGCACGGGCGACATAGGGCCACCCAGTCACTGGGGTCACGTCGATACTCATGGCTCAGGTTGGCCCAATCCAACTTGCCCCGCTCGCCACATCCGACGCAGGTCTCAGGCTTAGTGCGTACAGATGCTATCCAGAGATGGAGAGTGCGATAACCCACGGCGCCACCACGCCAGTGCGAGGATGCCTCGCCCTTCATCTCTACCCTCCCGGGCAAGAACCAGCCAGTGTTGACGACTCGCTTGGTGTAGTGACCGCGTTTCACCCCGATGTTCGAGTAGAGCGCTCGACACCGCTGACTACAATAACGTCCTCTACCTGCGGCGATACGCCCCTCAGTCACCCTGAACTTCTCGCCGCATAGACAAATCACTTCGACCTTCGGGACGCGCTCTCCCCAATAGCCCCTCACTCCCGCTCCCCCCAGCCGATGACCATCTCATAACCCATCGGAAAGTTCCAAGCCTCTCCGAGCCTGTGCCCACCCATCGAGAACCATGCCTCGAAGTCTTCCGGATAGTAGGCCCAGATGTGCCCTTCTTCCGGGTCCCAGCCATCCCGCACGAGTGGATGACCGATGATCACAAACTTCGCCAGCGGCATCCATGCCTTCACGAGTCCCACGGGGTCATGGATGTGTTCGAGGAACTCGCAGAGGACGAGGATGTCGCACTCGGCAGGCTCGATGTCCTCGATCTTCGCCTCTATCACCGCCATCTTCGGATAGCGTTCCCGGGTCGCGGCCACGGCAGCAGGGACGACGTCGTAGCCCGTGACGATATGAGCAGGGGTGAACCAACCGCTGATATCACCCGCACTGCATCCAGGCTCGATGATCCTAGCTGGCCCCGGGATGCGTGGCAGGAGACCCCTGATGATGTCTCTCGCTTTGTTCACTCGCTCCGTCTGGGTGTCGGCGAAGATCGACACGGCCGTCCCGTCGTAACGGAGGTTGTAGGCGATTATCTGTTCTGGGGTCCATCCCTGGATACGCCTCACCGACAGACCCAGATCTGGAAGTCGTACTCGAGATGTAGGAAAGCTAGTCCGGTCTTCTGGATCGGTTCCCAACCTGCCTCGACGAGCATCTTCATGTACCCATCGCTATCGAACATCCAGAGGTGCTCAGGGTTCGTATCGACTTGTCCGACCCGCATCTCTGGCGACGAGGCTATCAACCTGCCCGCCTTCAAGCGAGCTAGCTTGAGGACATCATCTGGATATTCGAGGTGTTCGAGGATCTCTGTGAGGACGACGACATCGAAGTATTCTTCGCGGTCGAGCGCCTCTTGGAGGCTCTCGCACCGGATATCGATACCGATCTCGCCCGCCATCTCCTGGAGCGAGAAGATGTTAGGGGTGCTGACATCAGAGAGCACGAGCCTAGGGATGGGCTGGATGGTCTCGGCAAGACAGACGATGCTGCCATCGCCACAAGCCGGATCGATGAGTGAGTCAGGCTTGAGCCAGGCGATGAGGCCGGCAGTGACGTTTGTCCTGGCGATGTGATCGCACCAGGCGCTGTTGTGGCGCTCGACCTGATAGTCGAAGCCGGGGGAGTTTCCGGTCCGCTGCCTCACAGGACAGCCCTGATCGTCTCGATGTCCATGGCTGCTCTCCCAGATGAGACCCACTCGTTGAAGACTCGGCTGTCATGCAGGTACATCGAGTGCGCGTTCACACGTGCGTAGCCCTCATCCATCTCGGCCGTACCGGCAATCGGATGGCAGTGCTCGATGACGACATCCGGTAAGTAGAAGTACCGATCGACGCCCTGCGCGAGGACTCGCCACGCATCGTCGAGATAGAGATGCTTAGCGCCCGGCAGGCTCATCCACCCGAGGGTCCTGACGATGCCGCTGCTGATGAAGACCTGTGAAGGGATGTCGTGACGGATGCGATCATCGCCATAAGCGAAACCTGGCGTCTCGAGCGCCTTCGTGATGGCCGCATCCCAGGCCTGTGTCCGGAAGCGATGGTCATCACCGACGAAGCCGACGATGTCGTGAAGCTGTGAGTACTCTGCGGACGCGACGTTGAGCGGGGGCCCCATCCCGCCACCCTCATGCTTGTATGTCGCGACAGGGACTTGTTGCTTCACGTATCCGATGAACGTGTCGTCGTCGGCATCGACGACGAAGACCATCTTCGTGTCATCCAGCGATCTCGTCGCCTCGAAGGCGTCATACGCCTCTCGTGCCTTGATGGGTCGCCCCCTGGAAGGGCAGATGACGATCATCGACATGATGCACGATTGTGACACAAAGAAACGTCCCCGTGGAGGGGCTGAGGCTCCACGAGGACGTTTGATGTTGTGCGACCGGGACGTGTCTCCGGGGTATCAACTCCCAGCCCGTCCGGACATGCTCGTCAGCTACCCGCTAGTCTCGGGTACGAGGGAGTCGGTGGTGCCTGATGGGGCCCCACGCCCTCGATGGTCTGAGCAGTCAGTTCTGCTTCGGCCGCACCAAGAGTCTACTCCACCCATGTTCGCATCACGGCCGCAGCGCGCCTTGCCTCGGAGGCAGTGGTCCTACCTTACAAGGCAAGAGTTAGTGTTTTGCTACCCTTAGGTCTCATCGAACGAGTAGCTGACGGTCTCCTGCCCCCAGTTGCCCGGGTTGGCATCGGCATCCACGACGAGCTGGAACACGAGGTAGCGGGTCGTGGCATCGGTAGCCGAGTACGACGAAGCATCCCATGCCAGCTTGTTGCCCGAGGTGTAGTTAGCGAACGTCGTGGTCGCGACGGAGGAGGTCGTGGCCACAGGCGTGACGCCTGTGATCTGGTTGGCGCCGACCATGAGGGTCGTCGATGAGCCGACCGCGCCATCACCCCAGACCAGGAAGTTCGTGACGCCGTTGTCGGGTGCGGTGCTGAGCTTGAGCTTGAGCCACTTGTCATAGCTCTTGGTGCCGACGCTGATCGGGTTCGCCTGCCTGTTGGCAAGCGAGTTCGTGGCGTTGTCGGCACTGATCATGTCGATACCGGTGACCGTCGCTGATTCGGTCCCGGCGTTGGTTCCCGTGTACACACGGAGCGTGAGTGTCGCGACCATCTCTGGTTACTCCATCATGTCGCCCGCGTCATCCTCGAGGAGGGGGTCGCTCATCCATCCTGAGGACGAGCTTCCACTCGGGAGCGCCGGCTTGCTGGCCTTCGACTCGAGGACCTCTCGAGCGGTCGGTACTTCACCCTCCATGAGCAGGACGGGTCCAGAAGGACCCATCGCCAGGAGGGACGAGCCGAGCGTCCCACCAAGGGGCGGTCGGCCATCCTCACGCCGCGCTTCGTCGACGACCATCCAGGACATCCCTGCAAGCGCGTAACGGTTACGTTGGGCACGAGTGATCGATTCCTTCAGGTTCAGTGCTGCGAACTTGAAGATGAGGTTGTTGCGAGCACCACCGAAGGACTTGTCATGGACGACGCCCTTCGTGACGTAGCGAGCCGTGAGATCGAGGAGCGGACGCAGGCCCCGGTCCTCGGTGTTCGCGTTGGTGACAGAGGCCGTAGCGCGGTTGGTATCGAGCGGGATACCGAGGTCCTGGAGTGACATCCCGAAGACCGCTGCCGTCTTGCGCGCGAGGTACATCTGGAACTCCAGGAACTGCATCTCCCGGTTGCCCATCCGGAAGGGCACGAACTTGCTGCCTTTCGTGCCGCCCAGGAAAGCCATGGCTCCCCTGCCGGCCACTTCGGCATCCCAATACCGTTTGAAGTCTTCGACCTGGTCGGGGCGCACCTGCTCGCCAAGATCGAGGATGCCGTCCGGAGCCGGTGACTTCATCTGGCGCACGTTGTAGCTCTGGCCCGTGAGTTCGGCATCCACGACGATGCGCAACGTCTCGAGCGGGGCCAATCCGACCACCCGATAGCTCATCGGGTTGGCACGCATGTAGATGAAGTCTTCGTTCTTGAACTGGGCTCGTTCCTGGTAGTCGGGATACCAGAAGTAGCGTGGCTCTTCGGGGTCGCCATCCCAGTACTTGTTGACACGCATCGTCGATCCGTCAACGACATGGAGATAAGCGATGTCACCTCGGAGGGTACGTTCCTTCTCGATCGACCCGGCATCGATGACGAGGGTGTCCTCGATGACCTGCTGGATGAAGGTCGTCCACATCTCGTCGACCGGGTTGGGTTCTTTTAGGAGCCACGTGATCTCCTCGGCAGCCGAGCGACTCCATGGCTTCTTGTGGTCCTCGGCGTCGATGATCCACTCGGCCTGGGCGACCTGGTCGCGACGGATGTTGAGGGCCGCGCGCACCCACTCCCCATGTTCGGCCCAGTGGCGGAAGAGCTTTGCGTTGGGCAGCCCGACACGTCCACGGTCCTGCGTCGTGAGCGTCGCTGTCGGTGCGTTGGGGACGCGCTTGGGGCTCGTCACCATGGCGTTCTGGATGGCGGTACCGACTCCACGCAATCGCATGCGCATCTCGGCGCCCGATTGATCGCGCGCGAAGAGGGTCATCATCTGGAGGCCTCGAAGTGGGACCGCAGGAGCTCCTGCTGAGCCTTGTACATGTGCTCATCGAGAAGCCGCTTCTCGGCGGCTTTGATGGCCTCTTCGTACGTCATCTTGTAGGTGTCGAGGCCGATCACCATGACCTCGACATGGTCGGGCACGGTGCGCCAGCCATCCCGGAACTCGATGTCCTTCATGTCACCTCCGCAGTGACCCGAAGACGAACCCACCGCCACCGAAGTCCATGCTGAACCCGAGGGCATCGACGAGGTCGTCATGGCCCTTCGGGAAGGTCTTGAGCTGGGTCTCGAAGTCAGACTTCTCCAGCGAACGGTGATGGAACACCTTGTGCGCCTCGTACTTGGCGGCAACAGCCCTGGCTCGCGTCGTCTTGTCAGTGTCAGAGGCCTTCCCTTCGATGGGGATGTGCGGGTAATCCCGCATCACCTCCTGCACGAGGGTCGACTGGAACTGCTGGCTCTCTACCACCACCAAGCCGGGATTGAAGGCGTTGTAACCATCACTGATGAACTTCGCATGTCCAGTCTCGCGCCTATCCTGATAGTAGGCCCTGACGTAGTAGTTCCCCTGCTGGTCACGCGAGGTGGTCACGCGAGCGGTGTAATCGGCGCGTTCCTTCTCCGAGCTCGCGAGGTCGACTCCCATGACGGTGGTGTAGGCGCCTTCGGGCAAGGCGTCGTAATACTGGAAGTGGCGTGACTGAAAGACCGAACCCTCCATGAGCCCGCTGATGTCGTTCTGATACGCGCACATGAAGAGCGGCGTCCCCAGCTCCACCCTCTTCGCGAGCAACGTCTTCCGTGACCAGTGCTCCTCCCAATAGCTCTCGACCTCATCATCCTTCCCAGTCGGACGAAGCGCGCTCACGACCTTGCTTCGCCAGCCTCGTCCGCCCTTCTCCACGGGGGTGATGAGTTTCTCGTACAGATCATCCTCGGCCCAGCGTGTGCCCAGGATGATGACCACGCCATCCGGTGTCAGGCACGGTAGGAGGGTCTGGAAGAACCACTTCTCGACCTTCTCGCGAGCCTCAGGGGTGAGGGTGTTCTCCTCGTCGAGGATGTCATCGCAGAGGATGATGTCGAAGCGCTTGCTGATGATGGCGCCACCGCAACCAGCGGCGTAGAGCGTGACGTCCTTGCTGCCATGCCACTTCGACTGCCTGTGGAGCCACTCCATGTCGCGCCACTTCGAGGGACTGACGCAATCCCCGAAGATCTCACGGTGCTTCTCGTTGGACTCGAGCGTGAAGCGGATGGCCCTGGAGAAGTCAAGAGCCTGGGTCGCCGTGTTGCTGATGAGGCCGATACGGAGATCAGGGAACATCGACGTCAGCCATGAGGCTGAGATCGTGTTGCCCCATGTCGTCTTGGCTGCTCCTCGGGGTTCGAGCACGACCGCGTTCTGGCGTGCGTACATGGCCTCGAAGATGAACTCGAGCATCTCTCGATGATGCTTCGCCGCCGAGTACCCGAAGACGTACTCCCCGTACGCCGTGACCCCCTCGATACCGTCAGTTGACCGAGCGAGCCCCCTCAAGGCGAGGGAGAGGACTTGATATGACTGGGCGGGTGTCAGCCCCTGCTTGTCGGGCTGCGTCGGCGAGGTCACGAAGCATCTCCATGGTGAGCTGGTCGGCGCTCACCTCCATGGAGAGATGCGCTTCGCGACTGCTGACTTGTCCGTTGAGGAGCATGATCTTCTCGAGGATCTTGACGAAGTCACCAGCGGCGATCTGCTGTGCTGGGATGAGGACTGGCTCACTAGCGCCCGGTAGGCTGACCCAGCGATCCTTGAGCGAGTCGAGAAAGGTATAGACCGCTTGATTGGCGACCATGATGGCGTCGTCTAACGCGCTGGCCAGTTTCGCAGCCCTGTTCTCGACCACGACACGCGACTCGGCTTCCCTCAGCTTCTGCTGGAACTCTTCGCGCTTCTCCAGCCAACCGTTGCGCTTGGCATAGACGCTCACGGTCGACCATGTGCTGATGCCGTTATCACGGCAGAGTTGTCGCATCGACATCGTGCCATGCACGAACTGACGCTCGAGATCCTGATGATCGTACTTCTTGGCCACGATGTCCTCCTAGACACGGAAACGCGCCTCGGTCACTTAGCAGGAAACGAGAGGCGCGTTCCGTCGGGGCCCCAGTCGGCACTTGATGAGTCGCATCCGACGAGCGACACCACTGAATCTAACTCAGGAAGTCGGCCGCGATGTACTCCAGTGCCCGCCAGTCCTGATCGATCTCTTCCTGTTCACGCACCTGCGTGATGGCCTGGTCGAGGACCTTCGCCGATGTCATCGGCATGCGAAAGACGCGCTCCACCCAGCGTTCCTCATCTCCCTGTGCCATCTTCTGGCGCTTCTTCTCGAGCTCATCCCAGTCGATCTCACGGCGCTCGAGGAGCTGCTCCATGCGCCCCCTGTCGTAAGGCAACAGGTTCGCCAATCGTGAAGCCTCGCGTCGAGATGCGAGATCCTTCACCAGCGCCGAGAGGCGGTCCTCCTGCATCGAGCCACGCGTATCGTTGAGGACGATGGTCAGCTCTCGCGCCTCATCATCATCGACATCGAGGACGATGCAGGGGAAGACATGGATGTCCTCGGCATAGCCAGCCCGCCAGCGGTGCTCGCCGTCGATGATCTCAAAGTCAGCACCGCCCAGGCTACGCACCGTGAGCGGATCGACGAAGCCGAACTCCCGGATGGATGCCCGCTCGCGTGCGAACATCCCTTCACTCATCCTGTTGGGGTTCCACGTATTCGGCGTGAGCCGTTCGTAAGGGACCCAGATGATCTCGAGGCTACTTGATAGCTGTTCCGCGCTCGAACTCATGCCACACATCCACTCTTGTGAGGCCCGGGAAGTGCGCCGCCAGCCGCTCGAAGAACCAGGCCGCGAGCCCGGTCGTGGTGGTCAGGATGCCAGGAAGCATCTCACTGAGATCACGGTAGTCGAGTTCATCAGTGATGATGCCGACGACTCGACGAAGGTCAGCCGAGCCCCTCGGCATGCCGCCGCTATCGATGTCCTCATGGATCACGGTCGCACGGATGTGGTATTCGTGACCGTGCGTCCGCGAACAGACCACTGGCTCATCGAGACGATGGGAGGAGTGGAACGGATGGGTCGTCGAAAGCTCGTACCGCACGTGGGCTAGGTACCCTTCCCCGACCGTTCGGGTCCCGCGAGCGCGGCGTCCGGTTGCTCTGCAGGATAGCGCACGATCGTGCTGTCCGCACCTCGTTCTGCGGGATACCACGTTCCCAGGACCTCGACGCGACCACGCGAGCGGATGACTTGCACCGGCTCTGTGAGGCGTTGGAAGTTGGCGCGGAAGTCACGGACGATGAGGATGCGCTTAGCCTTCCTCACTCGTCGCTCCTGTCGCTTCTGGAGACACATCACGCCACTTACCATCGCGGAAACGTGTATCGACGACGAAGCTGGAAAGGCTGATGGTCCGCAACTTGCCATCATCGTCGATGGCGACCCACTCGATAGCCGTAGGGCCCTGATACTCGCCGACACGCTCGACAGAGGAAACGGCACCGACGACGATCACTGGCAAACCGTCGACGGTGCCGTATAGGGGGTTGAAGAGCTCTGTGTACATGTGCCACGAAGGGTACACCATCGTGCCACGCTACTTCTTGGGCTTGTCCTTCGGTGCGGTGTCCTGCATGAAGTAGACGATCTGGTCGGCTGGGACGGCCACGCGCTCACTCGTGCGATTGCCGTTCTTGTCAAGCACCCAGGCCATCAGCCAAGGGATGTTCTTGTTGGGCTCGAGGACCTCGATGGATCCGCCCTGCCTCGCGACGATGAGTCCACAGGTGCCCTCCTTCGTGACGACCGTGAGTCGATCCCGGATGGCCATCAGAGGCTCCAGCCCAAAGCCTCGGCGACCTGCCAACCGAACAAGAACGCGAGCATCAAGATGAACCAGTGATACCAGAGCCGTAGGGTATCCAGTTGGCTCATGATCTCCTCACGAGTCGTCCTGTCCACCATGAGGATCCTCGTATCCCTGCCTCGTTCTTCCATCTCTAGCGTCATGACTGCTCCTTTCGTGTGGTTCTAAACTATACCGCAACGTGTCACCATCGTGCCACTTGCGTGGCACGACATGGAGTGCTAGGATGCCACTCGTGGACGCCAAGCTAGCGTTCACAGGAAGATGACGGAAACGGGGGGTCCACGCCCCTCAACGTATCCTCGGGTGCAGAGTAACGTGCCACGTCACAGGGCCGACCGGTGAGTGACGAGGCCGGAAGCCCAGCCAGGGCCGAAACACCAGGTGGCAACCAACGAGGAGTCGAGTCGCACTCTTGAACGTAGTGATTACGTCTCGTGCGGGTATACGAGAGCCCCGCCTTCCGCAAGATGACCCCGGGATGACCGGGGTCTTCCTGTGTCAGGCGTCGACTGGCAGTGGCATCGGATGCAGCATCGACTGCGGCACGATCCACTTCTCAAGATCGCCATCCCTTTTGTAGAGATGACGCAGCTTGCCGTGCTCGACGCGGATCCAGCCACGTAAGACGAAGGGATCGATACCGGTCACGAGCAAGGCGACACGCTCATCGGGATCGTTGTCATAGAGGACGAGAGGTCCGGTGTGGTCCTTCGTGTTGCGGACCTCGACGTTCTTGCCGATGTCTGCTCTCTTGCGGCTGCGTCGGTAGCTGGACCGTAGGTAACCTTTGTTGTGCGGCAGGCCTGTCAGGCGCGATGCCACGAGTTCAGCGACGATGCCACGGGCTTTGGCTGCGAGCTCGCCCTCGCGTGGGATGTACTTGGACTTCCAGCCATGCTCGGTGTTGTCTTTGATGATCTTCACGGCACGTCGGAGAGCCTCCTCAGACTCTCTCGACTCGGCTCGAGTCGACCAACATCCATAGGCGTAGTCATCGTCGATGACATCGTGATGACAGGCATATGCCGGCTCGTTGCGGTATCGGTCGAAGTAGTGCGATGGCGGGGACCCGCAGGTATAGCAAGGACGCAGTGGGTCGAACGGCTCCCAGCCGTCTCGCCACTTCATGCCGTCCTTCTCTTCACCAGTGGCAAGGGACTGATACCAGCAGCCTGGATGGGGCAGGTCGCGTCACGACACAGGCCCTCTGGCTCACACTCCTGACAGAACTTCGCGATGGTCTTCTTGTAGATATCCAGACGTGCATGCGCGAACACACCGAGGCTCCCACGCGTAGCTCTCTGTCGACGAGCCTCGGCCGCGAGCCGACAACGATTCCCGCAATACTTAGCGGTCATACAACTGCTGCCGTCGACGAAACCCGTTCCGCAGGTCGCGCAATCCTTGCTCCTGATGGCCACCACCATGGTCAAGATGGCATGGCACGAAAGCACCTCAGCCAAGATGCTGGCGTTCTCCAGCAACGGCAACCGAAAGCCTGTCCGCCATCGCCAGATGCGCTCTCGTTGGATACCGCTGAGTGATGCCAGGGCGACGTTGCTCAATCCGCGTTTCGTCATCTCACGGTCAAGAAGACGACTCCATCGCCGCGTCTCCTCTTTGTTGTCGCCGCTAGTCTCCCTCATCCGAGACCGAAGTGGCGGCGCGATGGGATGGTCATGGGCGATCGCATCCATGGCGGAAGACGAGGCGTCGCCAATCCTTCAAGATGCAGGTCTGAGGTACCGATCTCCGGCGGTAGCGGCTCATCATCGCGCAGCCACGCGATGCACTCGTCGGCGTCCGCGAAGTGCAGCCAGCGGTGATCCCATCGATACCACGCCAGGTACGCGGCGGCGGCGATGAGGGCCAGCAGGATGGCGGCGCGGGTCATGGCACGCACCTTCGGCAGCGGCCCTTGCCCTCGACATAGGCGAACAGCTCGGCCCGTGTGATGGGACGAGCGTCCCTGGCGATGACGCTCGTGGGGGCTATCGCGCGCCACGTTCCCCAGGTCTTCAGCTCCACCTGGCCGCAGCCGCACTTGCGGACCGCGAACCAGACCAAGCTGCCCCACGCGCACTCCTGCCAGCGATGCAGGAACGGCAGCAGGCGATGGGCGAGCCTAGCGATGAGAGCCAGGAGGATGGCGGCGCGGATCATGCCGCCACCAGCCTGTTCGTGTGATAGCACGTTCGTTCGTTGCACTCGCCATAGGTGCCGCGATGCTTGCTGACGCGGTGCCAACGCCGTCCCGCAGCTTCCAACTCCTGCTTGGCCTTCGCGATGCTGATGCCTGTCCTGGTCGGCGTCGTCGGGCTAGCCACGGCGCAGCGCCTCGATGTCGCTGGCGGCGAAGTCGAGCCACGTCTGCTGGTGATCGCAGCCGGCGAGGTCGTGCTCGCCAAGGTCGCTGATGCAGAAGCCCGGTCCCCAGCGGTCGTGCTGACGTACCGCCAGGCTCTCCACCGTGACCGCGGCACCCGTCTCTAGCAGCGCCTTGATGGCGCTGAGGTCGGGATCCAGCCGTTCCAAGGCAAGAGTCGCGTCGTGTAGCACTTCCCACGTCGAGGTGAGCCTGCGACGGTGATGCTCCATCGTGGCCTCCAGCACCGCCAGGGCGGCCTCGGCGGGGGTCATGGCTTCGTCCCCAGAGCTGCGTCGATGGCGGCGGCGACAGCGCCCTCCAGCGTCGCAGCCTTGCGCCGGAACTCCAGTTGGTCGCCCGCATACAGCATCGCCTCGTAACCCGAGATGTTGTAACCAAGCACCCACCAGAAGTCCGACTCGATCAGCCGCTCCACCGCGGCGCCGATGGCAGCCTGTCGGGCGAGGTCGGAGGGGATGGCCTCCATGGCTCGTTCAGCACTGCAAGAGCACTCGCGAGCCTCAGCCTCGGGGTCGAGCATCGAACAGTCCGAGAAGTGACCGTGCTCGAAGTAGTACATCCAGTCGTATTCGACCTCGGCCAGCATCTCCTCGGGGGTCATGCTCCCTCCTTCTGGGCCTCGTGGGCGGCGAGGGCCTTACGAGCGTTAGCGATGCCGTCTGCATGCAGCGGGTTGTCGTCACAGGCACGGTGCTGCGTCCGATGCTCCAGTTCGTAGTCCCAGAGCGCCCGGTACAGCGCGTCGGCATCAGCGCGGGCAGCGTCACGCTCGGCTTGCAGCTCGGGGGTCATGGCACTCGCTCCACGTGGATGTTGGCTTTGTCTGACTGCCAGATATGCGTCTCGGGCTCGCCCTCCACGTCGTCCCTTGCCCGCCAGATGATGATGGCTGCCTCGATGGCGGCGAAGGGATCGAGGTGCTCGACCGTCACCACTTCGATGAACCGCCGCGGGGCGATGGACACGCCCGGGCTCAGGGCGACCATGTAGCGGTAGGACTCAGGCAACGGGCTCATGGCTTCTCCAGCGCGAGGTAGGCATCCACGGCATCGTGCAGGTCATCGCCTTCGTCCTCGAGCCGCAACCGCATCCCGATACCCATCGTCGATATGGGGTCGTCCGGGTCGCTGAACATCACCAACTCGTTCTCGAGGAAGTCATCGATGCGCACTGCGGCTTCGACGAGCGCAGCCAGGACCTTGCCTCGTGAGTCCTCGAGGATGCGCGAAGCCAGCACCGTCTGGCCCGCCTTCTCGAGGTCCCATATCACGTCAGCGAGCAGCGCGTGCAGTGTCATGGACACGACGCCGTCGACACGGTCATCGCCACGGCGGTGACCGTGAGGCAGATGATGATGACCAGAAGCAGGATCAGCCAGCGTGTCTGGTCGCTCATCGGATCACCGGTCTCGGTAGCCTGATGTTGACCCTACCCATGTGTCATCTCCCTATCGACTCCCGCCTGGCCCGATACGAGCCAGGCCGCCATCTTCGACGAACTCACCGAGCGTCCTGCCGTTCGGCATGAGCAGGTAGGGCATGAACTCCTGCTCGAGGCTGGTATCCCCACCATCGATGAACTCGAGTTTGGCTTTGATGAGCAGGACGTGGGCACGCCAGCGTCGGCGCCACTCTTGCTCGGCTTTCGTCTTCCAGTCGACGTTATGCGAATAGACGTAGTCACCGGAGTCACGCTTTCGAATCTCATCAGCCGTAGGCCTCATGATGCGGAACCGGAAGCGCTGGTCCCCGAGTTCGAACTGAAGCGTGTCGCCGACCGGCTCCGTACCCCAGGCCATGCGCTCACAGCCATGCTTGGCGAGGATGCCACTGATCTCGCCTCGGCTGCTCTCGACCGAGACCTTCGTGCCATCCGCGAACCGCTTCATCGACGCGTCTCCTCCTGTCGCTTCCCCGGGCAGACCTTCGTAGCAGTCAAGTTCGTCTGTCCGCAGTCCATGCAGACCTTCCGCACACCGGTGATCCTCGTGAACGCGGTGTTACTGATCCAGACATGACGACGCTCGATCACTTCGCTCCCTCCTTCTGGGCCTCGGTGTAGAACTCCAATAAGCCATCGCTTCGCCTCACGACGACAAAGGGGTGGCCGACTAGCCGGAAGCGGTAGGGTCGATCGTCATCCATCTTGGTCGGGTCCAACCTAGCGACGGTGCCGTACTCGTGGATGGCATCCCTGTCACGACGCAAACGAAGGAACCTCACTTCGCTCCTTCCCCCTAGGCCTCGGCGATCACTGGAGATCGATCTCGGGGACGATCACGGACGGTTTGAAGATGACCCGGTACTGCTGCGTGCTCGCGTCGGCCGCGTCGAGCTGCTCCACGAAGTAGGTCACGTTGTCGGACAGGCCCAGGAAGTGCTTCTTGAACTGCCCTTCCGGGGTCTTGCAAGTGACCTCCAGTGAGCCACCGAGCGCCGCGTGCTCTGTCTCGACCGAGCAGCGGCCCTCGATCACCAGGAGGTACTTGTCGGTGATGCCGTTCATGAAGATGACCCGGCGCTGGATCTCGAACTGCTCCGCGGCCACGGACAGGTTCTGGGAGGCCACGTCGGCATCAGAGCTGCAAGCTGCGATCGCGAAGGCGGACAGCGCCAACGCTACGATGGACTTCTTCATCTGGACTCCTCCTTCTGTGGCTCGTAGGTCAGCATGTCTTCGACACGCTCCTGTAGTTCAGCGATGCGTCGGGCCTCGTGGACGAGAGCTGCGTATGGAGCTGCCATCCGGGCGAGGTCATCGAGTGCGGCCACAAGGCTGTGATCAGACGTAGCCGCGAGTACGGGGCCCTCTTCCATCGGCGGCGCCAGCCCGCCGTCAGCGCCGAGCAGGCGAGCCGTCCAGCACCCGCGTGGCTTCCCACTCGGGTTCCACCAGACGTCCATGCGCCAACCGCGGGCCTTCATCACAGCCGCCGTGGCCTGCCAGCGACGCGGCTCACTCATACTCCCTCCTTCTGGACGACGATGCGGTCCATCTCGCTGATGGCCCAGTCGAGTGCTGCCTGCCACGCCTTGCCCTCAGTCCCGAAGGGACGCCATCCGACATCCTTGACGTTCTCGACGGCCCGTCTCATCTGCTCGACCTCCTCGGCCAAGAGGGACCGCGATGGTGGCCGCTTGCGCCGGGCGGGCGGGGTCCAGTCGTCCGGGGAACTGCCGACGACGTAGATGCTCATGCTTTCTCCTTCTGGGCCTCGTGGGCGGCGATGGCGGGTCCCCAATCGCAAGCGCAGAGGCCATACAGCATCCGGCCAGCCTCGTCGTACCCGACCGCAGAGCGCGACTTGCAGGCCGGGTCGTGTTGCCCAGCTTCGGCCAGCGCCTCGGCATCGGCGCGGGCAGCGTCACACTCAAGGCTGCGTTGCCGCTCGGCCCGTTGCAGTGTCTTGGTCGTCTCGATGTAAGCATCTCGGGAAGCGGTCATCCGGTCCAGCGCGGCGCGGGCAGCGTCACGCTCAGCCTCGTACTCCTGGGCCGTGTCGCCCCAGCCGTTACGTTCGGTGGTCATCGCGTCCAGCGCTATGAGGAGGGCCCGGCGATCCTGGGCGGCACGGTGATACCAACGCCAGAGATTCGCATCCTTGGGCGTCTCTGGAGGCTTACCGGACCCATCCCAAGCCTCGATGGCCTCGATGAAGAACAACATCGGGGAGTCATCTGAAACACCGGGGTAGGCGCGAGCCCGCTCTCGGATGGCCTCGATGTCAGCCACGCTCATGCTCTCTCCCGGCATGAGCCTCATGACTAGTCCACGATGGGCAGGGAGTCATAGAGATCGAACTCCTCGATGAAACGTTCATCTGGATACCACCGAGCGATGGTCTCCATGGGCACCCCGGGATGAAGCTCACGCCAGCGCTCCCGCGCCTTTTCGAAGAACGCAGCACTGTACTGCTCGGCCAGCTCACGAGTCTCGAAGAGCGCCTCGACCTGGTAGTCCGAATAGCTGCCTGACGAGACCGAGTAGACCGTCCTCATGCGATCTCCGAAGCCAACTCGGATAGAGCGGCGAGCAAGACGGGTGTCTCGCGTCGTCGCGTCTCGGTGTGGTACTGCATGGCGTCGTTCGTGTCGATACCGGTCATGTCCACACGGGTCGGATGACCCACTCGTTCGTGAAGCACTCCCTGGAGGATGTCGCGCATCGTGGTCTCCCAACTGGCGACGAGCGAACCGCCGCCCCAAGGCTTGGGACCAACGATGCGAAGACCGTTGAGATAGACGCTCGGGCCCTCCACACCACTGACATGTTGGATGACGATCGGACGGTCGAGTCCATCGACCGCGAAGGCTGGGTTGTTACTCATGCTCCTTCCTTCTGGGCCGCGAGAGCGGCGAGGGCGGTCACCGCGTCCCATCCGACGACGTAGCCGTGCTCGAAGGCACGGATGACACCGCAAGGGTAGCGACGCAGGCAGCGCCAGCAGACGCCCAGCCGCTTCCGGTGGTGCCTATGGAAGATGGCTGCACGATCGATGGTGACCATATCCGTCTCCTTCACTAGTGATATGTCCTCTTCGAGTCGCTCGTAAGCCCGGCCCATGTCGATGCCATCGAGGAAGGCCTGATAACACGGAGCACCGGGACGATAGCCGGACATCTAGTCGTGACCCATCTCGAACGTGATGTCCCGATGGCCCTGCAGATATGCCATCAGGGTGATCCTCAGGATGGTCCAAGCGATCGCGAAGCCCCTTCGTCGGGGGACCTCGAAGCTCCCTTTCATCGCCTCATCTTGCCCTTCACCTGAGCTTCCTTGGAGAAGTCAGGCAACGGTCGCTTGGCGGTGCTCCGTCCCACCGTCGTCTTGGCGATGGCCTCCACGAGCTCCTTTCGGATGAGGGGCCTGGATGGAGCGTCCTTGACGACGGGGATGAGCGGGCCCATCGTCCCGCCTTCCGCGATGGCCATGAGCTCGGCTGTCGCTTCAGGGAACCAGATGCCCTCTCCGACCAGGACCGGCTCATCGAGTCTCTGGAAGCGCTTCTGGAACTCTCTAGCCGTGACCCTACGCATGGGCACCTCCGTAAGTACGATGTAGATACACCTGTGGGCAGGATATCATGGCGTACCTACGATGTCCATACGATGACCGTACGTCGTCTATACGCTGAGCACGTGTGTCCTCGCGATGTATATACATCGTAGGGCAGCTTGCTATGTGGATGCGAGGGGAGAACGGGTGTGCGGCGGGTGTCTCTGCACATCACTCGAGCATCCCCAAGCACGCTTGGTTTGGGACCCACCCCCGGCGGCCTATAGTCTTCTCAGCGGGGCGAACCCTGCCCCGGACAGCATCAGGAGGGCATCATGCCCACGCTCACACAAGCGCAGTACGACGCGCTGATAGCGCTCATCGACGCGCCCACGTCACGCCCACACAAGGCCAAGGCCAAGTCCACGGTGCGCACGTTCCGCACGCTCGTCGAGCGTGAGGCCGGCCAAGGCTTCCCATGCACGGCACCCGAGCCATGCACGCGTACGGATCTGCGCACGGCATCGGGCGCAGGCTCGCATGAGCAGAGCACCGAGCACGGTTGGCACATCGCCAAGTAGCCCACGCACGAGAGAGCCGGCCTACGGGTCGGCTCTCGTCATGTCTGCCCGAAGCACACAAGGAGCCACCATGTCACTGCAGCTAGCCCGCGACACATACGCACGTTCGGTCGTTCGTGATGGAGGCGCGATGGAAGCACGCTCACAGCGACCCCTCATCGCCGTGTCTGCCCCGGTCACGGCGCACACACACAACACAGCCACAGGCTTCGTCCGCGTCCCGCACGTCGGTGCATGGCCCACCACCACCGGTTGTCTCTGCGACTGTCACGGTGACCCTTCCTCTCCATGTGATGTCGCATCGTGTATCGACCTTCCGTTGACGTTCTAGGACGACAGGGAGGCGGCGAGAGCCTGCCTCCCTTCTCCGTGCGTGGGCATGTGCCAGGGTCCGAGGGCACACTCGGAGTACATGCTCACGCATGGACGACGTTCGTCCGCCGTGCGCGCCTCGTTCATCGATGCCGCACGTGTCATGTATCCCATAGCAGGGGAGAGCACAGCATGAGGCAACGCCTCGCGTGGATCATGTGGCGATGGTTGCGCCATCCGTTGATCAGCGGCTCTGATCTCAAGGCCCGCACCACGCCCAGGTAGGGCGCGTGCAGGCTCGTACCGTACTGGCAGCAGCCGCTCGTTGGCGGCCTAGCATGAGGAGTGTCTGATGACACACATCGGGAACGGCGTGGGCCGCATCCAGCTCATCCGCGCGGATGGTTCGTTGCGGGCCATCGAGGATGAGCTGGCATCGTTGGGCTACGACGGTATCGACTTCGAGCCGCTCGGGCGCGAGGTACGAGCCACCTCGTACAACGCTCGTGGGCAGAAGGTCGAAGCGCTCGGCCGTAACGAAGTGCTCGCGGCACAGTCGCTCGTGCGCGTGCTCCGTCGGCCATGACCATCCTGGAGTTCGTCGTCGCGATCAACGCCGGCATCACGGACCGGTCGCGTCGCTTCTACGTCGATCTCGTCAGCTCGGCTGGCGGGAGGCTCACGGCAACGCTCATGACCAGGACCCTCGACGCGAACGGGCTAGTCTTAGAGAGGCAGGAACTCGGGTCGGTCCAACTCTACGCAGATGACGGCTTGGTCCAATCGGTCATCCTGCTGCAGAGCGCACCAGTGAGGGTACTACGTCATCTGGAACGTCACGTACCAGAGGTCCCAGTCAAGTGAGGATCAATCGCGAGTACGAGGCATCCGACATCGACTTTGCTGATCCTCGCAACAGCGTATTGCTCGCAGTATCACTCATCGCGGTGCTGACGCAACCTCGTCCGGACGAGTCAGGCGAGGATCTGGCCAAACGTACCGTCGCCGCCATGCGCACGGTGCTTGAGTCGAGCGGCTTCACCATCACCAAGATCGAAGTGCCCGACATGATCCGACGGTCGTTCGAGTGAACGACCGTCAACATGAGCGCATGGCGTTCATGCGAGGCTTCATCACAGGTGTCGGGGTGTCACTCATCATCACGCTCATCTTTCGAGGGGCGCCGGTATGAGCCGGCGGGTGTGGAAGTTCCCGCTGGATCTTGAAGCGGGGTCGCAGTCACTGCGGTTGCCTCAGGAAACGCGCATCGTCCACGTCGCCATGCAGGCCGGCGCACCGACGCTCTGGGCGCTCATCGACACGGGAGCCCCCACGGTCCAGCGCGACTTCGTCATCCGGGCTACTGGCGAGCCTGTCTGCGACGACGAGATGTACATCGGGACCATGTTCACAGAGATATTCGTCTGGCATGTGTTCGAGGTGGCGCCGGTATGAGCTACAAGGTCGTCAGGTTCTACTTCGACCGTCCGGGCTATAGGCGGACCATCATCGAACGCTGCACGTTGGCCGAGGCGCAAGCTCACTGCAACGATCCAGAGACATCGAGCAGCACGGCCACGGGTGCCGCGGCACGAGCACGGACTCGTCGCATGGGCCCGTGGTTCGATGGATACCAAGAACGATGATCACGTTCGAACAAGCCATGACCGAGGATCGCTTCCACCAAGGAGCGTGCTCGGTGTCGTACGGCAAGACAGGCAAGGCGAATCCCACGGTAACCATGATGGGGTGGCGACGCAACGGCCGGACCAAGACGTGGAAGACCCGCCCAGATCAGTTCAGCATCCCGGTCAAATACGGGCTGCACTCGTACGGCCGCATCGATCACACCAACGCATGGGCCTTCCACCTCGCGAACGAGTGCAAAGCACTCGCCGAAGTCGAGCGATGGTGGGCAGCATACGAAGCAGGCGCACACACAGGGAGGCTTTGATGACGACGTACATCGTGAACGTGACGCTAGACGATGAGTTCTGGCTTGTGCACGTGGAAGGTATCGGCATGACACAGGCCAAGACTCGGGATGAGGTCGAAGCGATGGCTCGTGATCTCATCGAGGTCATGACAGGCGGGCTCGAGTTCGAGATGACGATCCGTGGCTAATCCGATGGGCAAGACACGTCCCGCTGACAAGCCGTATCTCATCGTCGTGCACGGCAGTTGGGAATACCGTGTGTTGAAGGCGAACACCCAAAACCCCGGCAAGGTCGGCGGCTCGTGGTTCTGTCTCGTCACGACACCCTTCACGGGCCCGAGTGGCGACATGGGTGACACGTACATCTCTGATGTGCAGGGCACCGTCACGTTCCGCGATCCAGTCGTCACCGACGACCTGCTGCCACGCCACTTGGGTGGCACGGTGCAGGTCGCTAAGAACCCGATGGACGCGTGGGGCTTCTGATGGGCTACGGGATCACGCGCATCGAACTCGACGATGGCAAGGTGTTCTTCGTCGACTCATCCGAACTCGAGACATGGCGTGAACGATCACATGATGTCACCGAGAGTGTCATCGACTACGACGAGACGGGACTCGGAGAAGCAGCCAGCGAGCTGACCGCGGATACGTTCGACACCGCGCTCCCTCAGACGTGGGTCGATGAGGTCGTCGCAAAGACGGGGCACTGGCCGTATGGCTTCGTGTGGGTGTATCCCGGTCGCAGCATCTTCGGACTGCCGCTCCCTATCACGGTAGCGGCACATCAGCATATGGCTTCCATACGTGAAGCAGGGCTCTGATAGCACAAGGATCGAAGGATGGCGCGTGGGCTTCGGCTCATGCGCCATCCTTCATGCCCCACGCACCAGCGCACGTGGCTCGTACTGTACTGACCGGCGAGCGACTCGTTGACGACTAGAGAGGGTCATGCGGGCATCCCGTTCGAGTGCGATTGCTGCGGCGGCCTAGCGGGGCAGCGCAGCGGTTACGCGATCATCGGGGACAAGGCAGTCAGGGTGTGCCTGGGCTGCCTCGAGCCCGCCCACCGGAACGGAACCCCACAGAAGAGAGAGGCCGACCATGAGGATGTCGAGTGGGTCGGCAGGAGGAACGGATGACCACGCTCAAGACCACATACACCGGCAAGACCGTGAACATCATGCCCAAGTGGCGTGCCCTCGTCCTGCACATGCTCGAGCTCTACAGGCTCGGTGGTGCTGAGGATCAGTCGTTCATCCGTGAGCAGTTCTTACGTATGGCCCATGCGGCCGACCTGTACATCGCTCTACCTGACACCGGGCTCGTCGAAACGAGCATCCTGTCTGCCGAAGGGTTGCGTCCATGAATATCTTGGTCGTGGCTCGCGACATCCCAAGCGATGAGTCCTTGGAGCTAGGCGTCTTCGCAAGCGTCCAACTGACCTACAGAGTCTTGCGCTCTGACGACGATCTCATCATCGCCACGATGGTGGATCGAGAGGAAGGCGTCATGTGGGAAGCTCAAGGCATCTTTACCTCGAGGAGATGAAGCGCGAGCACGGCGAAGCTGCAGACTTTGGGGTATCGCCGCCCTGTCCCGAGTGCGGCGGACCGGCCGACACCGGGGCTGGCCATGACTGCGAGGTAGATCGTGACGCCATATCGCTCGCCCGGGTCCTGAGCAGCGAGCAGGTGCGGGTCGATGAGGTCAGCACCATCTACGTGGCCGACCTCGACCGCTACATCGTGTCGCTCATCGTCGGCTATGCCAAGGATGACGAGGTGACGAGCCCCCGTGACGCTGCCTACTTCGCGTTACGGCTCACGACGGACGAGGGCAGCACGGATACGGTCTGGCGCGTCTATGACCGCCTGACCGAGAAGACGTACGAGTTCACTCAACGGGAGATGGAGTGGAGATGAGCGCATGGGAGCGCGCAGCACAGATGTACTTCGACCCACCCAGCCCGGTGCCCACCTGCGACATCTGCGATGAGCCTGAGTCGTTCGAGTGGGGCGAAGAGGACGACTGGAACGGTGAGATGGGTAATCACCTGTCTTGCGAAGAACGACGTTCTCAGGATGATGTGATGTCCATCATCGAAGAACGGCTCCTCGAACATGTGATGTACGGAGATCAGTGATCGATCACGTTCGTCCGTGAGCTCGACAGCCAGGTAAGCACGACGCACACAGGAGGACACACATGTCCACGCGCGCGACCATCCACTTCGAAGAGATTCAGACACGACGTTGGGACGCCAAGAGACAGAAGCTCATCACGTTACGCAAACCCAAGGTGAGCACAGACGCGATCATCTACCGTCATAACGACGGCTACCCCGAAGGGCTCGGGCAAGAACTTGTGCGCTTCATCCAAGAAGTGAGGCAGTTACAGGACTCACGCCTTGACGACCCGTCATATCTGGCAGCCAAGTGGGTCGTGTTCGATGTGCTCTTACACCAGGCCTACCATGCCGCATCGAACGAACAGCGCAAGGCCGTCGGTCAAGAACCCTATTACCCAGATCCGATCCCGCGCCTCGACTTCCTGTCGATCGGCATCGTCATGGAAGACCCCGGAGACATCGAGTACCGCTACCACGTCATCGCCGATGGCAGGGTCGAGCAGGTCACGTGGGACGGTGGATACGGTGAGGCGTTCGATGAGCACGGAGAGATCAGCACACTGGAAGGAGAGGTTGCCTAGCGCGGAACGCTTCGGGCACCCAAGGTTGTGACTTGTGGCCCTGCAACCTGACTCCACGAGCAGCCGCACGTTCCAAGATAGGGCGCGCCTGTTCGCGTCGCCTGTCTCCGAGAAGGGGCCACATACGACGGATGAGTCGAGCAGCATCGTAAGTGCGCGACAGCCTCCACCTCCACAACGGCTTCACGCTGTTCTTTTGGTGATAAGGACCATCGATCGCCCCGATACCCACGATGGCAGCGAAACGCCGAACGGTCTGCTCGTCAGACATGACCAAGGCCATGGTCGTGATCTTACCGGTAGCACCGTTCCCAAACACCCCCATCGTGCCCTCGCCCTCGAACAAACCCGTGGCCCAAGCGATGTCGATACGCGGCGTCATATGGGTCCCCACTGACGAAAGGTAGGTAAGATACCATCGGACAATATCACGTCATCGTGAATCTCGATAAGCACGAGTTCCTGAACCCGTGGGACATGGGCGAGGGTGCCAAGTTGCTGGAGTGGGGCTACGGCTCTGGCACGATGCTGACCGCTCTCGCGATCCTGCTCGCAGTGAGCAACGGCCGAGGGGGCGGTGACTACCATGCGAACGAGAAAGACCCTTCGCTCAACGAGTGGGTCGGGCGCTGGGGCGGCGATCGCATCGCTGTCATCGGTGACTATGCCGAGGATGGCGACCTCCCGGCTGAGTTCAGTGCAGGCGCCATCTGGCACGCCTGCAGTCTGGCCCGCAAGGGACTGAAGTGGGTGCCACTCAAGAAGCGCATCGCTGAGAACGAGAAGTCGCGTACGTCCTATGGCGATTACGTCGACGAGTGGAACGCGCGAGATCGCGTGGTCGAGACCATGCCCAGGTTCACGAACATCAGCGCCCCGATGCGACGGGTCATCGAGGCTGATGGAGTCGTCCACTTCACGAGCGAGATATGGAAGTCGAGAGAGATGGACGGCACGGTGACGGAAGACGAGCACATCCGAGTCAAGAGGAGTGACGACGAGGGGCCGTCACAGATGTTGCGGCCCGACATGGTCGTCGACTGATGGGCTACAGCACATATATCAACGGCGATCTGACCATCGCGCCACCACTCTCCGAGGATGACCACGAGACACTCGACGGCATCTTCGATGACCTGTGTCGCGAGGATCCGAACCTGATGATCGCCTTTGAGGATGACGCAACTAGGTTGACGTTCGACTCTGAGGTCAAGTACTACGACGACGCCCTCGAGCTCATCGACAGCGTCATCGAGTTCGCAGGCTCACGTGGGCGCGTGCTCAGCGGCCATGTCATCGGCCAAGGCGAAGATGCTGGCGGCGATTACTGGAAGGTGGTCATCACGGACAACGCTCGTAAGACAGCGTGGGGAGAGATCACGTACGGGGAGCCTGAGTGATGGGCTGGACATGCACACACCGCGATCGCGGTGAGATGACGAACCACGGAAGGATGATGTACAGATGACACTCGCGGAGGCGCTGTCGCCAGCTCGCATCAAGACAAGCGGCAAGTTCACGGCCATGCTGGCCTATATCCTTGGCCAGCATGGCTGGACCGAGCCGGAGATCGTGGACATGAGGATCACCAGCGACGACGTGCTGCTGGTCGGTGACGAGGACGACCCGCTGCTCGACCAGATCGCAGGCTCGGGCAGCGACCTGTTCCGCAACCTGCAAGGGGTGGCCGAGGTCGCAGGCCTGACGAAGGCCCAGGCCACGGAACTCATCCGTCTCGCTGAGGCGAGGACCCGCATCTGATGGGCCTCATCGACGACGCCATCGCACGCAAGATGGATACCCATACCGGTCGGCGCATCGACTACGAGCGCATGAGTCGTGAGCATCCCAAGCAGAAGGCCGCTCTCACACGGGCCATCAAGACGGACGACTCGGAGGTCATCGCACAAGTCTGCAAGGCCGCCATCAAGTCTTGGGATGAGTGCGGGGCGTGGCCGGACGACTGGCACCGATGGCAAGCTGCCCTCGACGCCACCCTACCGTGGACCCAGCACATCGACCTGCGGGACCTGTGAGGATCTACCGCCGACCTGTCGGCTGGGCCCGGCGTGAATACGCGGTGTTGGCACCGTGAGACGGTTCGGACCGAAGGAAGCCGGACATCCAAGCATCGGCGATGAGTGTCCGGCATGTCACCTTCCCTTCGTGGAAGGTGACTACACGACACTCGTGGCCCTCGGCCCGGGTGATGACGAAGAGGGTCGACGACGACGCGATGAGGGACGGTACTACAACGCGGTAGCCGTCGAGGTCCACTGGGACTGCTCGAGCCAAGAAGAAGGATGACGATGATCGAGCCACGCAGATCACAGGATGGGTACTTCGAGTGCCCACTCTGTGGCATCCGTGGTCGGCGGTGGGCCATCGTTGACCATATCAACCGCGACCACTGGCCCCATAGCGCAAGGCCTCGGCCTGACCTGACTAGCGCGCCGCTCGTTGGCGGTCACACGAAGGAGGACCCATGGGTCTAGACGTCTATCTGCAAGATGGTTCCACTGAGATCGACCGCTGGGGTGACGATGCCCCAAAGAGCCCGACGCACCCAGACCACCTCTGCACGCCGTTCTACCTGCGCAGCTCGTACAACAGTAACGGCTTCGACGGGGTGGTCGGCAACATCATCCCGGGAGGCACGCTCTGGGACATCTTCGCTCCCTGCGGCGACCTCGAGAGCGGCAGGGTGAGGCCGACCAAGAGGGCGCTCCGTGCATCTCGGGAGAGGGCGATCGCCATCGTCGAAGCGCTGGCCGACGCAGAGGCCATCGGTGCCGAGTTCTACGCCGACAATCCGTTTCGAGCCGAGCCTTCAGTAGTCGATAGTGATGAGGCCGCGATCGCCGTCTATCGCAAGCAAAAGCATGACGAGAAGCGCCCGGCGGGCCCAGCCCTCGACAGCTTCTCCAACATCGACGGAGCGTTCTTCTTCGGAGAGCCGCTCGAGGTGATCGCCGCTATCCCAGGCAGGGGCTTCGGTGGCAGGGGCGTCTACCTGGTCTACAAGATGACCGACCTCGCGTGGTATCAAGCCGCCGCAGATGTCGTGGTCGAGTTCATCGACAACGCCCTGTCGATGAAGCGCCCGGTGATCTCGTGGTCATATTGATGACCTGCACCTACAACGTCGGCGGCCCAGACGGCCCCGACAGGGAGTGTGGACGAGAAGCTGTCTGCAAGTGGGTACGACTCGTCGATCAGAGCGTCAGTGTCGTGACTTGTGGGCGCCATGAGCGCATCGTCGCTCGCGCGCTTGGTATCGCCCTGCCGATCGCCAAGGCACTCTACCGGAAAGAAGATGTCTAGGCCACAGGGAGTGGCAGAGGCGTTCGCGCGTCTCTGCCCAGACGTCCCCCCCGAACTCTCTCCAGACGTGAGGCTTGCGATATCAAACCCCTACATCTCGCTACAAGACATCGTGATCACCGGGCTCGAGGGTGGCTATGGCTGGTTCCTGGTCGAGTCCTACAAGCCCGAAGCCACGGGCGCTGACATGGAACCATGGGCCGTCGTCTCCGAGTATCCGGATGACCCCAACCGCCACTACGCCCTCGATCGCGTCAGCGTTCGGATCGGGCTCATACGATGGATCGACCACATGCTCGATCAGGGCCTCGAGCCTGTGCATATCGTGAGCAGCCTGGAAGACATGGACCTGAACATGGCGGACTGCGTCCTGCAGTTCGCCACATGGGGAGAGCTTCGATATGGTTGAACGTTGTGCCGACTACGGGCACGAAGAGATGATCCACGGGACCAAGCTCGCCGCTGCGGTCGCAGCCGACCTCGTGACCGAGAGTGTGGCCTTCACGTTGGACCCGTTCCCGCATGACGGCTACCGGTTCTCCTTCGGACCGGAGTGGGCGCGGCTATTCCGGGCCATCGTGGGAGACCGCCAGGATGGCGAGATCACGCATGGCAGCGATAGCGGCGGCGATGACCCCGTCTATCGCAAGCAGATGACCGATGCGGGCAGGGGAGCGTTGCTTCGATGAGCAAGCCACCCATCGCCTATACCAACGTGACCCACGACGACTGGGTGGCGACCGATTCGAACGAGATAAGAACGCTCCAAGAAACGAGTGTCGTCTTAGACATATGCCCCGTCTTGATCATCGACGACGATGGTGGAGACTTCAGGCGCTGTGGTCTACCGCTCCATGTCGTGCATACACGAACGATCCGTGGAGATGATTACGGATCCTGGCCCGTCCACGACGCCTATCTCGAGTGTGGTCACACGCTCGATGACATACGGTCGTCGCTTCGGGTGGAGGAGTACCTGTGAAAGACGACGACCCCCCCGTGCATGTGACTTACCAAGACCCGAAGGCCAAAGTCGTCCCACATGATCCCATCATGGACGTAGAGGTGGTGACAAAGGACAAAGAAGGGCGGCCCTCGTTGGTGCGGCATGTATGTCGCATCTGCGGGCGCCTCATCAGCAGCGGAAGACACGTGTGAGCATCCGTACCCTCATGGTGCGGCGGACGGCAAACAGCAAGACCGGGCCGGTGGACCTGGCGACATACAGGACGCAGGACTCTTGCCCGGTCACCTGCCCGCTCATGAGAGCAGGCTGCTACGCCGAGAACAACGGCCCACGCGGACGCCCCACGCTCTTCGCCACAGCGGAACGGGGCACCATCGTGGGCACAGACTATGGCCCGCTCGTCGAGGCACTCGACTCGCTCTCGCAGTGGTCGATCGTCCGCTTCAACGTAGCCGGTGACTATCTTCTCGAAGATGGATCCCCGGACATGGCCTACATCGAAGCCACGAACCATGCGAAAGGCGACGTCCTCTCGTACACGCATGCCTGGCGCACGTTGGACCCAGCATGGTTCACCGACAAAGCCAGACCGAACGCATCCTGTGACACACCGCAGGGCGTCTTCGATGCCAAGGCGGCTGGCTGGGCCACTGTCATCGTGGACCCGGATGGGAGCTACGGCCAGGGCACGAGCATCGGCGCGTCCCGGTGTGTCACGTGCCCATATGAGGTGAACAAGAGGCAGTGCATCGACTGCCGTCTGTGCGCACGCGGCAACCGACCATCGGTGGTCGTCTTCCCAGTGCATGGACAACGACGCATGCTTGCCGCGACAGCGCTACAGGAGATCACGACATGATCGATGTCTCGATCCACACCTACCCCAAGACGACGTTCGAACCACGAAAGATCGAGCCCGACGATGGTTCGGCGCCCTTCACGTGCCTCGACATCCGTTTTGAGGAAGGTGGGATGAACGTGACTATCTACACCGAGAAAGAGGATGTCGAGTCCGTCGACCGCATCATCAGAGCCCTGGTGCGGATCAGGGCATGGAGAGAGGATGCGGCCGAGCGATTGGCTCACTGAGCTTGGTGCCATCGATTTCTACCCGGAAGCCAAGCTGCACGAACTCGAACCATATGGCGTGGGATACGACGATGGACTGCTCGTGAGCCACATCGAGATAGGCCTCCCGTACAGCACATACGGCAGGCTGACTCGGGTCCCGCTGTTGACCGAGCGCGAGCTCATGCGAGAAGTACGACTGCTGGGGTTCGATCCTGTCTTCGAGAGACACGGAGCAGACAAGCTGGTGATCGGCTTCCAGGTCATCACCAGTGTGTGGACCCTGGTGCGCCCCATCACGATCGAGCGACCACCGTCCACGTTCGAGTCTGATCCTATGGCGAAGGCTCGGCTAGACCTAGCAGCGATCAGAAGGTATGGCTACTGATGGGAGCGCCAGAAGAGGTCGGCCTGCCGCCAACGCGGCTGCGCCACTTCGCCAATCGTGACTTGGAGATGATCGTGGTA